CAAGGGCTACCGGCACCGATGGCGCTCGCCTGTTTGTGGTGCCTGAATCGACAAAAGGCGCTGCAATCTACACGCGAGAGGATGACGATAAAAAGCGCCGCGCCGCGCAGTGGGTCGAGTACATTAAGGCCCAGCACTCGCCCGCAGAGAAGCGACTAAACAAGGCGATCAAGCCCGCCCTGGCTGCGGCTGGCCAACGGATTGCCAAGAACGCCGAAGCCCTGCTCGACAAAGCCGACAAGAGCTACACCGAAGCCGAGATCGCGGATCTGCTGGACATTGCAGCCGAGCTATCGACCGCTCTCCAAGGGCCCGAGGTCAAGGCCGCCGTTCGTGCCGCCTTGGAGACTGGCTTTGCTAAAGCGCTCGCAGAGCTCGGGATGACTTCCGGGTGGAACGCTGGCGTGACTACTGACATTCTGGTTGGCCAGATGATTACCAACATGCTCCCCTTGACGGTTTTTAGAGTTCGTCAAGTGATCAACGCTGGACTCGTGGACGGTACACCGCCTGCCGAGATCCGCGCGGCCCTGGAGGCTGACTTTGCGTTCTCACCTTCTCGGGCGTTGACCGTTGCACGCACCGAGACCACGGGCGCGGTAGAGCGGGGAGCCTCGCAAGCCTACGAAGAGGCGACGGCTGCGGGCGTCAAGTTCAAGCTGGAATGGTTGACGGCGCGAGATCCAGAAGTCCGGGAGTCGCATATACCGATGGACGGGGAGCTCGCCGACGACGAGGGCCAGTTCGTTAGCGGCGATGGAAACACCACCACCGCGCCCGGTGCCTTTGGCGTTGCGGGCGAGGATATCAACTGCCGATGTACCCGCGTTGCTCGGGTAGACCCAGATCAGGAGTTTTGAGCATGGAAGAGAAGAACATCGACGGCGCGAGCCTGTTCGTGCGCACGGTAGCGCCGACCGAAGCAGATCCAAACGGTAGCGGCTGGGGATTGTTCAGCGCAGCCACCAAAGCCGGGCCCGATGGTCTCACCATGGTTCTTGCGTCGGAGCCGGTCGAGGATCGGATGGGCGATGTGGTCGCGCCGCCTTGGCAGCTTGGCAACTTCCGATCTAACCCTGTGATTCTGTGGGGGCACAACTCCTACAACCCGCCCGTTGGACGCGGTGAGAAAATCAAACTGCAAGATGGCCGCTTGACCGTTGGGATCAAGTGGGACGGTAGCCCGCTGAACGCAATGGGCCAACTTGTGCAACACCAGTTCCGAGAGGGCTTCCTAAACGCCGTTAGCGTCGGTTTCCGCTCGCTCAAGGTGACGCACCGAAGCAAGCTCGACGCAGCACATGAGCACGCCGCCGATCGTGGGTATCTGCTACAGCGCAACGAACTTTTAGAGCTCTCCGCAGTCTCGATCCCTGCGCTACAGACCGCGCTTGCAATCCGTGGCGATGCTGGCCCGGCTACCTTCCGCGCGGCTATTGATTGGTTCGTGCGCGGCGCGGGCCCTGTCCAGGTGGAAGAGGTCGCAGAGGCCACCCTTGAGACCGCGCCGGATCTCGTGGATGCCTTGGTTGAGCAGCTTCGGGCCAGTCCTGAACACATCGCCACCGTGGCCAACCTGCTCGGGGTTGAGACGGTGCAAGCGCATCTCCGCGCCTTGGAAGCTGGACAGATGACCGCTGCGGATCTCGATGCCGCAGCACTCCGCACATGGAAAGCGCAGCCCACTAAGGGCGGCGGGATCTTTGTGGCGGCAGAGTGAGTAAGTACAAACCACGGGCCGCAGGCCCATTTATCCCCCTGGAGATGCCATGCCTGACGGCCTGAACTTTGACAAGAGCGGCGCACCCGCCGTTGATACTTCCACCCCTGAGAGCGCCGCTAAGGCGCTGTCCGACGTTGCCGAGTACGCCCGCAAGGCGCACGCCGCTGGCGAGAACATGGACGCCGCCTTTGAGAAGGTGTCTGCCGATCTTACCCGCGCTCAGAAGCAGCTTAACGAGCTGGCCACCAGCCGAGCACCCGTGTCCGCTGAAGACATGAGCGTCAAGAGCTTCGTGGTTTCCAAGGACTTTCGCGCAGACGGCAAGGGCACCGTTGCCGCTGGCTCGCTGCTGCTCAAGGGCGTGGTCGATGACCGCACCAAGCAGTACCGCCCTGGCCTGTTGGATCAGTCCAGTAGCGTTGGTGGCGATTGGGCCAAGGATCTCCGCAAGGCGATTGGTGACCTGAACATCGTTACCGTTGCCAAGGGTTCCGCCCGCAAGGCCCCTATCGCTTGCGCCCGCGTTGCTGACCTGTTGGACCAGGCCCCCGCATCCATCAAGAGCACCGAGGCCATTCAGCGCCTCAAGAGCTTTGTGGACAACCCCGGAAGCGGTGGCGAGTGGATTATTGATCTGGGCATTTCCGACCTGATCCAGAACAACCCCCTGATCCGCAGCCCGCTGGCCGATGCTATCCGCGTCCACCAGATGCAGGCCAAGACCGAGACCATCCCCGCGATGACGACCGGCCTTCGTCCCTACAAGACTGGCACCGTGGTTGTGGACGACCCAGCCGCCTACACCTCCAGCAGCTTGGTCACCGAAGACCGCCAGCGCACGGTCGGCGGAATGGCTGTCCTGTCTAAGATGGACCGTGACGCTGCCGAGGATGCAATCCTGAACGTGGCCGACGTGCTCCGCATGGAGATCTCCTTGGCAATCCGTGACGGTCGCGAAGATGCGATCATCAACGGCGACACCGCAGGAACCCAAGACGCCCTGGCATCTTGGAACATCGCAAGCCGATGGGGCACCGCTGGCCTGGGTGGATCCAGTGACCACCGCCGCAGCTTTGACGGCTTCCGCAAGTACAGCCTCAACAACACTGTTGGCGGCGTTGCTTCGGCGGCAGACATTGGTAGTGCGCAAACCTTCGACGGCATTATTGCCGAGCTCGCCAAGCTGACTGGCACGGGTGGCAACATTGCCAACACCGGAATGGTGGTCAACAAGAGCACGCTCTTCAAGACCTTCATGCTCTTTGATGAGTTTAAGCAGGCATACATCTTGGGCCGCGCCGGTACCGCTGACCGCGCCGAGCTCGCCAACTTTGCTGGCTATCGTTTGTTCCTGTCCGACTTCATGGACAACCAGCTCAACGCAACGGGCGTGTTCGACAACGTGACCAAGACCAAGACCGCGATCCAGGTGGTCAACTTTGACCGCTGGGAAATGAACCAGCGCCTTGGCACCGTGGTCGAGATGGACACCGATATCACGCGGAACCAGAACTTGATGGTTGCCCGTGTTCGCGAGTCCCTGTGGAGCATGGAGGCTTATTCCGCCACCGCATCCAACTTGGATGCTCTCTACCTCTACAACGTCACAGCCTGATAGGAGCCTGACATGATCAACGCACTCTTCCCCCTCGTGGCCCCGATTGCTGGGGCCAGTGGTTCCGCCGATGCTTACGTCTTGGCCAATCCTTCCGACATTTCATTGTCCCTGGATTCTGTCTCGTACATTGATGACGCGGGCGTCACCGCCAACGACAGCAACTACGCCACCATCTCGGTTGAGTTAGACGGCGTGGCTGTTGCTTCCTCGTCTACCACCACCACCGATCTGGGCACGATTGCCGCCAACACTCCGATCGCTATCCCTGTGGCCAATGGCAACATTGTTGTTGCTCCTGGCGGCAAGGTGGAGATCAAATTGGCCAAGGCTGGCTCGGGTGTCACCACCGCTGGCCGGTGTGTGGTCGTCCTAAAGCCCCACGCATAAGGCTAACCAATGAAGAAGCTCTATCTACTCTCCTGGCCGCACAACGGTGGGCGCTTTCAGTCCGCAGCGGGGATCTCCCTGGTGGCGGGTGAGTCGGTAGAGGTGCCGGATGAGGTGGCCTATTCTATGGGCTTGGACTTCGGCGCATTCTTTGAGGTTCGTCCGGTGACGGCTGGCCGGTTGGAGATCTTGGACGCGCTAAAAGCGGGCGGGATCTCTGACAAGGTGATTGGCTGTTTGGAAGTCGCGGGCCTATTGGGTCCGCATCTTCTGGCGGCTAACTTGAAAGAGGTTCAGGCTTGCAAGGGCTTGGGCAAGGCCAGCGCGTCCAAGGTGCTGGAGGCTCTCGCCCCTATCCGGGCTTGAGTCGCACACTACAACGCGGGGCCGGTCGCATTAGTGGCTGGCCCCGTTTTGCGTAGGAGATGACGTGTCAGTTTTGACGACAGCACGGGCCAAAGAGCTCGCATGGCCGGAGCTGACCGGCAGCACGCAAGACGCTTTGATCGCTATCTACGTTGCCGGGGCCGAGTCCTGGGTTGCGTCGTTTCTTGGCTTCCCCGTGTATGACAGCGGAACCTCTGCGGCGCTATCTGTTCAGACCTACACGTTGTATCCGCGCGGATACGCTGACCAGGTTTTAGAGCTTGGGATCCAGCCAGTCGCCACCATTACCAGCCTGCACATTAGCAAGGTCAGAGACTACGACAGCGCCAGCCTGATCGCCCCTGCTGACTACGCTTTAGTCTCGGCCCGTGGTCAAGTCGAGCTCGTCTATGCTGCGGACTATGCCCGCTGGCCCGAGGGTGATCGCAACATCAAGGCGGTGGTCACCGCTGGCTATTCTGCTTTGCCTGATGCGATGGAGCTTGCCGTGGCTTTGGTGGCTCGCTCTATGTGGTCCGACTCGCAGCAAAAGCGGGCCAACGTGAGCAGCAAAAGCGGCAACGGGGGATCCACCCAATACACCGACAACGTGATG